ACTCGCTTGTATATATGCTTGTGCTTCACGCAAATCTTCGCCGTCCGCCCCGGCCACGATGGCATCATGCGCAGCGTCAATACAATCACCAAACTGACGATTTTGCCACGCTAATTTGGCCTTGTAAAGCGGCTTTTGCGCCGCATCGGAATAATCCTTCGCCTTCGTCATGTCTCTTTCTCCTCAACTTCAAAGTAAGCGGATCATACCGCCTGCGAATTTCCCATTCTTAACGGAGTAGGATTAAGATCCTGTTGCGATATTCACCGTACTCCCCATGCCAAGCGAGCCGTGCGCAATACCGGCGATGTGGTCGTTGCCCGTAGTAATGGCGAGGTACTGCACCTGGCCTGGAAGCACGGCGATGCCGTTGGTCAAGGTTACGGTACCGGCGCCTACTGTAAGCCGCACGCTGACGGTGTTCGGCCCTAGGTTAGCGACGCGCACTAGGGCGTCACTGCCGGGCGTGCCGGGCAGCGCGACTGAACTAGTAGTGCCGCCGAAGCTAGTGCCCGTAGCGGCGTCGAGGGTAAAAGCGGGGTAAGTGATTTGCGTAAGTGCCATCTGATGCTACCTCATCTCCGTGATGTTGTGAAAACCGTTCTTGCGCTCGTTGAGAATGCGCCATTCGCCCTCTCCGACTGGTCCTTTACGAAAGGCGTGCCGTACTATGTCTTCCTTGGGCGGCTCGGCCGGGAATCTATACTCGAAGCCCTTGCGCTCAAGTTGGCGCTTTAAGGCCTGCGCCTTCTCAGAGTTCACGCCTAGCATTCCGACGTGGGCGTTCTGGGTGTCCCTCGCCCTCACCGAATCCATGACGCAATCCAGCGCGCGGTGGAGACGGGCTCGCTTCGCGGAATCAGTAGCCTCTTTATGCTCTGGCCCCAAATACTTATCTATGCCAGCTTTAGCACCTGCAATGGTGTTGGCACCATATTTATCCCAGTCGGAGCGTAACGCCTGATACTTATAGATGCTGCCTTTACGTGCTTTGATAATTTTCTTACCTCGATAAATGGCCACGACGTTGTCATCGACGTCCCTCGCCCTTCCACTGTTTCTCATCTTATCAATCACCATGTGCGCCAACGAGAGCGCTGTGTCTTGCTGAACTGCCGCTTTACCGTAATCACGGGCTTGTGCGGCTTTGGTGGAAGTCTCCAGCGCCTTATGCGCTGCCATGACCTTCGTGCGCCAGTACGCTGGGTCATCATCCAGTTTGGCGCTTGCCAGTAGCTTCTCCGCCTCGGCCACCAATGCCGCAGTAGGTTGTCGCAAGGCATGATACGCCGTGGCCGGGTTGCCAGTGCGCAGCGGGCTCTGCTTCAGTTCGTCATGCTTGGCCTTCAGTGCCTCGGCGGCGGTATGAAGGCGCTTACCTTTCAGTGGGGCGTCTTTGGCGCTTCCTTTGATGGGTAAAATGGGTAAAAGTAGGCCGTATTTCTCTTCGCGCAAAAGGCCATGCTGACTTCCATCGACAGGATGTGGGTCCCAGATAATCTCGCCATCACGGCCGACCACAGCATGCTGGCCCAGACGAGGGCTGACACCTAAAATTAAATGAAGGCCCAGCGGGGCGGGTTCTCCCGGCCGGATCGGCGTCTCTTCGTACCTGAGCCCGTAACGGCGCAGGAATTTGTTCACGCCCGGATCCATGTTGGCCTCCGGGAAGTCAGGTACTTGTGATTCTTTTAAATCCAGCAGGGATGCTATGCAAGATCTAAAGCAAGTGCCGTTCTCGCCCGTTCTTGACTGGGTTACTTTGCGCACAGATCCGGCTCCTTCCCGCTGCAAATAGCGCACCACGCCGGGTCGTGCACCTGCTGGCACTGTTCGCATGGTGACAGTCGGCGCATCTTAGCTTTGCACGCCGCGCATATCACGGTCTCAGATTCGGCCTGACAAGCGAGGCAGTGAAACGCGCGCCGCCTCACTTGCTTACGCCACCTACGGGCACCTTATGATTGCCCGTCTTCAGCCATTGCTTGAATTCAGCGATGGGCATGGGCGTCCAGTCCATCAATACTTCTGCCCAGCGGTGGTGCCCGGCCTTGAAGGCGTTGAGCGCCGCCGTGGCAGACGGCCACTGCAAGAAACACTTCACTTCATCAAAACCGGGCTTGTCAAGATGCCGCTGATCGATACAATAGGCCCAGCCATTGTCCGGCCCGGTGCCGATGGCTACATCCATACTGTCACCATCAGCGCCCTGAACTCCCTCGATGTAGCCGTAAGAGTAAGGGAGCGTAACATCCCAGCCCTTACCGCTTCGCACTCCGCCCTTGGGCGTCTCGATGACGCACTTCAGGCCGTGTACGTAAACCGCTGGGCCAGGTCCGTCTTGGTCGTTGGCTTTCACCTTCGCAGGCAGCTCCAGGGCACCATGCGCCGGAGCCTGGTGCTCCTGTGGCGCGTCCGGACCGCCCGGCTGGCGGTTAGCCTCATGGTTCTCTTCTTTAAGGGCCTTGGCCGGTCCGGACGCAGGGTTTAGACCCCCGGCACCTTCTCCGAAGAGGCCTTCACCCAGCTCGCCTTCGCTTGTGGTTTCGTCACTGAGCTTCTCAATATCTTCCGGCGTGATGTTGGTGAAGATGCCGGTCTTGTCGCTAGATTGACGAAGCTCCTTAGCGGCCCCGCGCGGACTGATGATGCCGCCGTTCATAGCTACCATGACCGTATCTACTACGGTCTTTGCTAGGTCGCTCTTATCCTTATCGTCGGGAACGGCGAGCGATGGGAAGTTCAGGTCTAGGTCGTCGGGTACTTCTCCAAGCTCTGAGGCGCAGAGCACAGGGTAGAGCTTTTCGAGTTGGGGCCTTAAATCGCTGTCTTGATCGGTGGCGATGCGCTCGCAGTAAATACGCTCATCTCCATCTCCGGTTTGGCCAAGACCGGTAATGGTGCGGCCCCAAAGACGCGCTACTGGGATTTGGGCGGCACCTGAAATATCCAGACAGAATTGAGAATAGACTTCTCCGAGCCCTGAGAAACTATATTGAGTTGCCTCAATTCCGCCGTCTGCGGGGAGCGGAATCAAACTCTGTGAACTAAGTAAATGATTGAGCGACGACATACGCTGCTCAAACTGCATTCCAGCATTTCCCGGCATCCCAAGCCCGCTGAGCAATGCGGCAAGGTCTGGGAATTTCATGCCAAGAATGTTTGCTCTGAAAGTGAGCGCGGCAATGTTTGCGCTCACATTGTCTCTTTTCTTCAACTCTTGCAGCACTGGTTCGATAACGCTAATGCCCCAGAAAGAATAGGCTTCGCGTTCCGGCGTAGGCACCGTAGGCCCAGTAAATCTAAGTACGCGGCTGGCGTGAACCTCAAATGATTGTCCACCCGTACCTTGCACGTTATACGTCTCAGGCAGGTTGAAATCTACAGGCCGTTTAATGTCAGTGCAGATCTTAGTTCCAGGGTAGATACCGCTCCACCGATCGAAAGGCACAACTCCCTTGAAGGAGCCTATTGGAACTTCGTCTAAATTAAGGGGCTGATCGAGTTCATGCTCTTGTCCGTCCACAATCATCAATGCGCCAGCGCCGCCAAACAGCCGCGCCCACTTCATGGCCGTGAGTAGATTGTTCTTAGTGTTGGTCTTACGCAGCACACGGTCTAGCTTGCTAAGTTCTTTGGGCTCGATGTCACTGGTCAGTTTTGGCCAGGCACGAACCATGTCAGACGCTGGCGTATCCACAATTCTGCGTGTTATCCACGAAGACTCGTAGAGACTATAGAGGAGAACATAATTCAGAGTGGTTCTTGTAAGAAAGTACTCAGTGCCCTCGATCAAATTAGGATTGCCATAGCCTGTGCGTGCTGAAGAATTACCAAACTGATCAAATGCGTGTGCAAGATTAATGGCCACATCTTTGTTCTGCACTCCTAGCATGGCGGCTAGGCTCATAGTCGGTGAAACTTCGGGCTGCCCCACAGGCGCAGTCTTCTTTGCTTGTGCACGGTGCTGCTTGAAAAGTGTATCAAGTGCTGCGCTGGACGGCGCTTTACGTTTACGTGACATTCAGCGCCATCCTTTCTTTTCGTGCTTGTATGCACTTTTTAGCTACGTCCGAAGCCAGTGCTAAGTACTCCTCAGATTCATGGCTGCGCTTTATTGCTTTTGAAATTGTGGTTCTATGCTCAGGAACTTTCCAAACTTCAGTCATGCGCGCTGCGGCTGCTACATGCTCTTCCTCACGCGCCCACCGTTTGGCCGCGCCCACTTTTAATGCAGCTATGAGACGTTCTCGGCGCACCGGGTCTTTCCACTGCTTGGCCGATGTTTTATGCAACCGCGCTTTAACAGCATCTGACACCGTACGCCCTTTGTTATTCGCGCCTACAGCCTTACGAACTTCAGGATGCGCAGCGTTGAATGCCTTCAAGCTGGCGCTCAATCGCTTGCCTCTATCAGGATTCTCAGCGTATGCCTTCTTCTGCGCCTTAGACAACTTCTTGCGCTCACTCAATTCACACTCAGGTTAGATCAAGGAAGCGCGGTGAGTGACGCCGCGCTTATCGGCCTGCAGGACCTATCCTTGAATTTGTTTTCCGAGGAGTTTAGTGCCGCTACGTAGAACACTGTGGAAGACGTTCCAGGTCGTTACTGAACCGTGAGTCTGACCCGTACTTACTGAAGTCGATGTGCCAAGACGGCCAACCATGTTACCGCGTGCGCCGCCGCTCCCGGTTTCACCCTCCGGTTAGAGGGTAATTACACCGCGTCCGAAGACGGCATCTGTGGAAGCCGTTCAAGCTCTTTTTCATTGCTCTCGGTGGTTTTCCGTGAATGAACCCCTCCTTTTGAGAGATCCAGGTGCCAGGTTGGATACCCCTTCTCCAGGCGGTCCAAAGCTCCACACCATGCGGCATCCTCGGTATCGTAATCGTTCGAGCACATGCTCACAACCAGCGCATGTTCAGAAGTTGGGCTACATGGTTCGCCAAGGATAACGAACATCCCACTTCGAGACAACAAAATCGCTTGGCTCTGCGGAAAATGCTCTCCGACTATGCTCGCGGCTGACATTCCCCTTCGCTGTCTCACTAACTTCTGGTCACACACGTGCGGGTACCACTCAGTGTTTGGGTAGATCGGCCCCTCGGGATAAGTGAATGCTGTTCCACCCCACTCAGTGCCCATCTTGGCAATCTGCACGCCGCAATTTTCGCACGAATGCGGCCCATAGTAGACGATCTTTGAATTTCTGAAACTGATCGGATTCATATCTGCTCCTGCGTAAGTAAGTTGGTGCGCTGTGAACTTCGTTGACGGTGCCGCGCATTAAGTACAGTCAACGTTTGACCTTACAAGGTCTTCATCCGTCAGCCAGATTACGCGGTCTTCGCTGTAAGCAACCGGACGAATCTCCAGACCGTCTTCTGATTTGGTGAAGGCCCAGAGCAATCGCTTATCTGGCGTGGTAATGTCGACCAGAGTTGACGCATCTACTTCAAAACCGCTGGGTA